GCAGCAGCGGGCCGTGGTTCTGGACGAAATCGGCCACCGGAGCGATGAAATTTTGCACGCTGGTTACCACGTTGCTAATCCCGGTCGCCAGATTCGTCGCCTGCTCCTCGCCCATTCCGAAGGATTCAAATATCCCACCGAGGACGGATGAGCCGTCCTCAAAAACGGTGAACAGTTCGCCCAACTGCCCGTTCTGAACCACGTCGACAATGCGCTGGATACCGTTGCCCACGTTCTCGAACAGGGTTGTCAGGGTCGGCCCGTAGCGTTCGATCAATGACGCGCCGATGTCGGATAGGGATGTGAGTACGGGAATGAGACCGGTTCCGACCTTGATGCGGAACGACTCCCACACGCCCGACAGGGCCTCTTGCGCCCCGGCCAGCGTGTTGGTTCGCGCCGCGGCCGTCTCTTCCATCGTGGCCGCGCCGCCGATGGCCGCTTCCATGTCGGCCCAACCTGTCGCGCCCTCGGCCAGCAGCGCGTTGAGCGCCTTCTGGCCATAGGAGCTGGCCAGGGCGACGGTCGTCTGTGTGCGCTGCTCGTCGGTCATCCCGGCCATTGCCGTTTCCAGATCGCCGACGATGGCCTCCAACGGCCGCATCTGACCGCTCACGTCGTAGAGCGAAACCCCCAGCTCGTCCAGGGCGTCGGCCGCCTTGGGCGCGGTCATCATGTTGGTCAACATGGACTTGAACGCCGTGCCGGCCTCGGCCCCGGCGATGCCGCGCGTGGAGAGGATGCCCAGGGCGGTGTTCATGTCCTCCAGGGGGATGCCCATCCCCGCCGCCGTGCTGCCGACGTTGATGAACGCATCCGCCAGATCGCCTACCGAGGCCACCGACCCATCGGCCGTCTGAACAAAATTGTTCATGGCCTGGTTAATGAACTCCGCCCGCTCAGCCTCCGTCTCTAAATGGCCGCCGAACGTGGCCAGGGTAATGGCCGCCAGGTCGCTGGCCTGCACCATGTCCAGTTCCGAAGCCGCGGCCAGGTCGATGGAGGCCCGCAGCGCGCCGGACAGTTCGGCCGTGCCGGCCATGTAGCCCTGCAAGTCGCCGAAGATCTCGCCGGTGCTGAGGCCAGCCTTGTACAACCCGGTCATGGCCTCGGCCGCCGTCGACGCGCTCACGCCGATGAGGCTGGTGTCACTACCCACGGCCAGCGACGCATCGCCCAGGATGCCCATGGCCTCGGCCGTTGTTTGCGCGCCAACAGACAGGGGATCGACGGCCGTGCTCATCACGGCCATCGCCGATTCAAACTCGCGGGCCACGCCGACCGACGACGCGCCCAGGGCTACCAGCGCCCCGCCGGCCGCAGCCCCGGCCGCCACCAACGCCCCGCCCATGAGCCCGGCCGGGCCGGCCAGACCGCCCAGGGCCTTGCCGACCTTGCCGGTCTGGTCGAGGGCGTCCTGGGCTTCGAGGATGATGCGCCCAAAGGCGCTGCCGAGATCGATACTCATACCGTTACGTCTTCATCAGCCCGCGCAGCACGCTCGACGGCATCGGTTGGGCATCTTCCGCGCCGCCACGGCGGCCCTTACCCTTACTCTTCTTCCTGGCCTCCCGCCGCGCTTCATCGTTGGCCTGGCGCTGCTGCTCGTTGAGTTCCTGCTGCCCAACGGTGTAGGCGGCTAAATCAAATTGATAGGCCGCCCACTCGTTAGGAATTCCCACTATCTCCGACGGCCGGCAGTGGTAAGCTGTCGCCAGCACGTGCAGCTCCGTTAGCCCGTCGCGGTTCTTCATGAAACTCGCGCAGCGGCTCAACCCCCCGCATGAGCCGGAAAAACACCTTGAGCTTGTCGGAAATGGGAACGCGGCCGAGCGGGAAATAGCCGTCCTCTTCCTCGCGCGAAAGGGGCGGCGCGACGAACGCGGCCAGGCACGCCGCGTCGAGCGCCGGTGTCACCGCGGGCAACTGGCCGACGGCCTCAAGCTGTTTCTTTGGGTCGTTGCCGACCTCGGAAAGCTTCTGCAGTTCGGCCAGCAGCGGAGTGGGGATGTGCCCGGCGGCAACCAGGTCTAGGATCGAAACCGCAGTCCGAATCACCGCCGGGCCGAGGCTTAGTTGAATCTCTTCCGTGGCGTCGGCATTGCCATACCACAGTTCCAGATACTCACGCGCCTTGTCACTCACAGTTCCTCCTCTTATTGACGATTAGGTCGTCGGCAGCGCGGCCCGCGTTTCCAGCGCGCGCAGTTCGACGATGTCGCCGGCGCCGTCGGCTAGGCAGCGGAAATCAAAGCCGGGCGTCAGCCACTCCGTGCCCTGCTGCAGCGGGATCTCGAAGTCGCCTGACAACTTGGCCTTGTTGACGATGACGTGCAGCGCGCCCAGCTCGTCATCAAAGGCCTCACCGTAAATCTTGAAGTACGGCGGCCGCAGGTTCTTGTTGATCTTCAGCGTGCTGACGCGGTTGGGCGTCGAGCCGGTCGTAGCCACGGTCGTGCCGAAGATGATCGCCATAGCGGCCATCGACATCGACCCGTTCCCGGCGCTGCCCTCCCCGCCCTTCACGAACGACACCGAGGCGATGTCAACGTCGTTGCCTTCCAGCACCGCCTCTTCGACGGTGACCGTGACGGTGAACTCCTGAATCGCGTCGAGCGGTTCCTGAGCCGAGCCGTCGATCTTCGTCACGACCACGTTGCGCAAGCCCAGGACATAGCGGCCGTAGGTCTGATTAGCCATGCTTCACTTCCCCTTCCGGCTCCTCGCCGGGAATGACAATCAACTCGGCCGGGGCCAGGCCCATCATCTCGGCCAGTTCCTTGTGAACCTTCACCGCCGGCTTGTCGGCCAGCGCCCAGTTCTCGCTCTCGCGGCCGGTCAGCAGATCGGCCGCCAGGTCGACCGGCACGTCGGCCGTGTGGCCGTTGTCCGGCCCCCAGGTCACGTCGCCGATGGTGCGCACAACCACCGGCGAGCCGGTGTAGCGCAAGGACACAGTCGCGGGAGAAGAATCTTTCGTCGTCATACCAGCACCAGAATCGACCCGGCCACGTCGCAGTCGATGTAAATCTTGCCGTCGGCCTGCAGCATGGCCGCGTGGGGCTTCAACTCCCACGTCTTGCCGGCGGCTACGGTCACAGTCATGTCCGAGATGGTCACCCCCAGAGCCGAGTAAGGCGCAGGCGTCGCCATCTTGATGGTGTAGACGGCCGCGCCGCCGGTCGTGTTCTTCAGGAGGATGCGCGCCGCGGCGTCGTAATCGATGATCTTCCCGTTGTTAGCCCCCGGCGTGAGGGCGGCGAACGCGGCCGAGTCGGTCAGGTTGTAGCCGGTGGTGGGAATAGACACCGGCGCGAGTGTAGAGCGAGCCATAATCGTTTCTCCTATCCGCGCACTGCCACCTCGTAGCGCGCGCGGTGCATGTACGCCAGCAGAGCGTCGTCGCGCTGGTCGTCTACTGTGTCTACGTGATGAATCTCATACGCCCCGCCGCCGACGCGCTGCTCGTGCAGCAGCGCCCGCGTTCGGTGCATGGCCTCGGTGATGACCTCATAGCCGGCCGAGTCGTAGAAGAAGATGACCACGAACTGCCGCGAGAATCGCCCGCGGGGTCCCGTGGCCGCCGACACCTCTCGTCGCACCAGTGCGCTCGGCCGCACGCGGCCGAAGGCGTCGAACGGCGTCGGCCCATCCATGCCTGGCCGCAACTCGGCCACGCCATAGACCCCGCCCACGAGCAGCCCCATGAGTGTCGCGTCGGCCTGCATGAACGCGATGATGGCCGCCTTTACGTCGGTCACGAGGCCACCTTGGCCTTCAGCTCGTCGAAGAGCTGGATGCCCGCCCGCGGGATGGTCGGCGACACAATGGCATATCGGCCGCCCCAGCGCAGCTCCAGATACTGCCCGTGCGGCGCGCCGGAGATGAGATAGAGCGTCACGGTCGACCCGGCCACCTCGACCTCCGTGCGCAGCTCGCGCCGCGCCTGGCCGGTGCGATCCGTCCAGCCCGCCTCACGCTGCATCTGCGCCGCGATCTCCGGGGCCTTCTCCTTCACGAACGCCACCAGCGCTTCGAAGACCAGGTCGTGGCCATACTGGATGACCTTCTGCCCCAAATCCTGGGGCGTCCTTGTCCAGTCGACGCGCACTTTCATTGGACGAGCCTCGCCTGCGCCACGGTGCCGATCTGCCGCTGTGGATGGACGCTGATGACCTCATAGCTCAGGCCATCAACGGTAAACCGATCGCGCGGCCGGATGTCCAGCGACGGCAGCCCGACGACCTCGACGGCCGACTGCGCCGACGACGTGCCGTCGGTGGCCACGACGTTGCGCCCCACGCCGCCCGGCCGCACAATGCGCACCGGCTGCGCCGGCAGCGTCGCCGTCCCGCGACCGATGACGATCTCGTCGCCTAGCCCAGCGGCCGAGCCCAGCGTCTCGGCCAGCGTCTCGGTCATCGCCGCCAACTCACCAGGTGAAAACATCGACGGTTATCTCCGGCATCTTCCAGTCAGCCGCCACGTCCTCGGCCGCCTTGAGCCGCGGCGACATTTCGCGGTAGCGCGCCGCCATCTTGAGCAGTTGCCCCTGGCGCTGGCTGCGCTTGAATGAGTCCGGCCCCGTCTGGAAGTCATAGTCCTCGGCCACCTGAGTGGCTCTCACTTCCAGCAGATCGGCCGCGGCCTGGTACGGGTCATGGTTCCAGCCCAGCAGAGTCACCGGCTGCGCCGGCGCGGTGGCGAACGTCCAGCGGCCCCGCGTCCAGTCGGCCGTCGCCGGCGTCAGGACGTTGTAGCCCGCGTCGTAGAGTGCGCCGTCCGTTTCCCAGTAGGGCAGAGCAGCATCGAAGGTGCGGTAAGTCGCCGCGCCGCCGGCCCACGTGGGCACGGCCGCCAGCTCCTCGTACCGCGCCTCAACGCGATAGACGTCCAGCGCCGCCTGGATGTCGTCACGGCTATGTACTGCGTTGTCCGGGTCGTTGACCAGTCGCTCGACGAAGGTCACGAGTTCGGTCAAGGAAGCGCGTTCGGCCATCGTCTACCTCAGCAGCCTCTTCCCAGAGGGGGCAGGGGCAGCCCGCAAAGCCGCCCCCACCCATCTGGAAGGAGGAGAACCACCACCTCTACTTGCCGCGCTTCGGCTTCGGCGCAGCTTCCGTTACGGCCGGTTCCGACTCCTTCACGACCGAGATGACCGCCTCGACCGGCTCCACTTCATGCGACTCATCGGCTGGCGGCTCATCACCCTGCGACTCGTCGGCCGGCGGCGCGCTGGCCTGCGGCAGCACCTTCACCAGCTCGTCGAACTCTGCCCCACTCACGGTCGTCGCCCGGTTGCTGCGGCCGACGAAGACGTAGGCCGTGCGCTTGGGCATGTCCAAGGTGACCTTGCGCGCGCCGGGGTAGAGTTCGGCCGCGCCGGTCAGGTCGACGGTTTCGGTTACCTCTCGCATCTGCTCAGCCATCACGCCCCCTTTACGCCAGTTCAGTCGTGGCGATGACGATCTTCGACGGGTCGCTGATCACCGGCAGGCCGTTGGTCACGCTCTCGCCGTGCAGCTCCCACGGCCGCTCCTGCGGTACGTACATCCGCCCCCA